TCGGAAGTTGACGGAATGTCAGTAGAAGAACAAATCCGCAGAATGACAGGAGGCTAAATGGCTAAACCAGAAGAAGAACTATTGATAGGGTGGAAAGAAATAGCTGTTTATATGCGAATAAGTGAAAGGACAGCTATTCGATATTCCAAAGAGAGGGGCTTACAGGTGAAAAGAGATCATGCTGGGCATCCTGTAATCAAAAAAATAGAAATAGATAAGTGGAGAGTAGCGTAATTAACCAACCTGTGGCGTAACTTGTCATAAAGTGGCATCCATTGTCACTTTCCTTTTCTTTATATTCATGCAAGAATAACGCATGAAAATTCTACAAAAGATTAAAAATACAATAGATAGCCGGGTAATCATCTTTTTAACGGGGATTGGATTACTTGGCTATGGCTTATGGCTGTTAAGACCTTGGCTTGGGTTTGCTGTACCTGGGTTTATATTGGTAATAATCGGTTATCTTATGGAGGATAAGTGAGTTTTCTATCCAGACTGCCAAAACCAAAAATTATGAATTCCGGGTTAGAAAGCCTAATCCGAGAATATTTTGGGGGAGGTATAACATCCTCTGGAGTAGCAGTCAATAACAATACCGCAATGCAGCAAATGACTGTCAATAATTGTATAAGAGTCTTATATAATTCAGTAATTCAGATGCCATGTCATTTAATGGAAGAAATAGATGGCGTTAAAAATAAAGCAAAAAATCATTCTCTTTATAGGGTAATTGGGAAAAATCCTAACGGTTGGATGACTTCACCTCAATTATGGGGATTAGCAATTGTTCACATATGTTTAAGGGGCAATTTTTATGCTTTTAAATCAAAATATCGTGGTGGGATAAGAGAACTTTTGCCTATTCATCCTGATAGAGTCCAAGAAGTAAAGCAGAATGATGATTGGTCTTTGACATATACAATTAATGAAGGATCTCAAAAAAAAGCAAGCACTTATAAGGATTATTCACAAGATGATATCTTTCATATAAGGGGAATGTCATTTAATGGATATATCGGGCTTAATCCTATTGAATATGCCAGAGAAAGTATAGCATTGGGTCTATCTAGCGAAAAGTTTCTAGGGCAATATTTTGGAAAGGGTCTTCATCCGGGAGCGGTTGTTACTCACCCTAATACGCTGAAAGATCCTCAAACAAGGGCACAGGCTATTAACTCTGCTTACAGCGGGTTAGATAAATCGCATGGCGTAATGATACTTGAAGCTGGTGAAAAGATTGAATGGCCCACAATTAAGCTCGTTGATGCTCAGTTTTTGGAACAGATGAGATTTACTGAAGCCCAGATATGTGGAATGTATGGTGTTCCTTTGATGTTGGTAAATGCAGGTGATAATCCAGAGACTTATGCGAGCGCGAGTGAGTTCAAAAGGTTTTTTGTTGATACTACGCTGGCATCAATAGCGAGAAATTTTGAGACAACTATTGATAAGGATTGTTTATCACTGAAAGATCAGGACACTTATTATACCAAATTTAATCTTAATTCATTACTGAGGGGCAACATTACAGAACGATTTGCAGCTTATAAGGAAGGTATCAATTCTGAGGTTTTATGCCCCAATGAATGTAGAGATTGGGAAGATTTGAACCCGTATTCCGGGGGTGATGAATACAGAACAAGGACGTCTACCATAAAAGAAAGCGACAAAGTAAAACAAGACCCCACTGAATCATCAGGGGATGGAGGGCAATGAAATGAACCTATCGTATAGGACAGAAATAAACGCAAAATTTATAAGTTCTTTATATAAAAAACCTTTAGATAAGCCTGATTGGTTTGAGATAAATGCAGAGTCAGGTGATGAGGTTGAGATTTTGATTTATGATGTTATTGGTTGGCCCTTTATAGATGCCAATATTCTTGTAACTCAAATGAACGAATATAAGGGCAGGCCCCTTAATTTTGCTATTAATTCTCCTGGTGGTGACGTAAGTGATGGAATAGCCATATTGAATGCTATGAAACGTCATGATGCCAAAGTATCTGTGAGAATTGATTCTATGGCTGCCAGTATTGCTACAGTTATTGCTATGGGCGGGGAAGAGATAAGTGCCTATAAAAATTCATCATTTATGATTCATCATCCGTGGACAATTGGTATTGGTAATTATTTTATGATGGATGAAATAAGGGATATTTTAAAGCAATTTAGCGGTCAAATCCTTGATATTTATACTGAAAGAGCGTCTATAGGCAAACGTGAAATAAATAGCCTTATGGATGGCAAGGACAAGCGTGATGGGACATGGATGACAGCCAAAGAGGCCAAAGAGAAGGGCTTTATTGATAAGGTAATTGAAAGTGATTCCAAAGTGAAAGCGAATATGAATATTCCAATATTCTCAGGGATACCTGATGAATTTAGAATATCGGATAGCCCAACAATAAGAGATGCCGAAAGAGCCTTGCGGGAAGCGGGTCTTTCTGAAAATAGAGCTAAAGCTGTGCTAGCGGGAGGTTGGCAGAGCAATAGCGAAAATCAACGGGATGTTGATGTATCAAACAAGGAATCAGAAGAAATGGTAGAAACGATGGCGGCTGCGAGAAGATTGATAGACGCCATTCGATAAATCTAAAACATTAAGGAGGATTGTGATGAGTGAAATTAGTGAATTAAAGGACGCAATAGAAGCTAAAGGCAAAATATGGGAAGACCTGAAAGCTAAAGTAGACAAGCTTGAGGCTGAAAAGGCTGAAGGCAGAACTGACCCTCTTCTTGTCGAAACTATAGCAAAGATGGATAACGCCTTAAACGAACAGAGCGAGATCAAAAGAACTCTTGAGGCAAGAATGACTGATATGGAGAATAAAATTGCCAGGGGTGAGTTTGCGGGGGGCGACAAATCTGTTGCTGATAAGGTAAAAGCGGAATACAGAGCTTCATTTGAGAAATGGTTCCGTAAGGGTGGCGAAGGTAATATGGAGGCAGTTAAACAGCTTGCGGTACAGGCTGGACTTTCGACACTTTCTGACCCTGATGGTGGTTATCTGGTAGCTCCTCCTGAGTTTGATCAGGAGATTGACCGTGTCGCGGAGACAATATCCGTTATGCGTAGGCTTTGTACTGTCAGGCCCATAGGTACGTCAACTTACAAAAAGCTTGTTAACATGGGTGGTGCTTCTTCTGGGTGGGTAGCTGAAAAGGAATCGAGATCAGAGACCGATACTCCCACACTGAGAGAGATAGCTCTTAACACCAAAGAGGTTTATGCCGAACCAGGTTGTACGCAGATTTCCCTTGATGATGCCACCATTGACCTTCCTTCATGGCTTGCCGATGAGGTTACGGTTGAATTTGATGAGCAGGAAGCTGAGGCTTTTATAACAGGCGATGGTGTAGCGAAACCTCATGGTATTGCGGGATACCCTTTTGTTGCCAATTCATCTTATGAATGGGGCAAGGTAGGATATACGGCTGGTGGCCATGCGACTTTACTGAATAATGCCGATAAGCTGATTGACCTTCAGCACTCACTCAAATCAAAGTATCGTAATGGTGCTGTATGGCTGATGAACGATACCACTTGTTCGGCAATTCGTAAATTCAAAGATGGCGAAGGTAACTATCTCTGGAGGCCGGGTCTGATAGAAGGCAAACCTGATAATCTTCTTGGTAAGCCTTGTGAATACGACGATAATCTTGATGATATCGGCGCTAACAAGTACCCTCTGTTTTTCGGTAACTTCAAGAGGGCATATATGATAATCGACCGTAAAGGTATCCGCATTCTTCGTGATCCATATACCTCAAAAGGCAATGTCCTTTTCTATACCACCAAGAGGGTTGGCGGGGGAATAGTGATGTTTGAGGCCCTGAAGGCACTGAAGATAGCAACTACCTAATAACAAGGGGGCTTAGGCCCCCACAACAAATAAGGAGGATATAAAAATGAAAGATCTTTATAACAATATAGAAGTGGTATCGGTGCTTGATCCTATTTCGGTAACAGATACTGCAACATATAGCAATATTGACTTGGCCGGATTTAATTCTGCCTGCTTGCTGATTTCGGTTGGGCTTGACGCGAATTTTGACGACAGCAACAAGTGGGTTTTCACACTGAAGCACGGCGATGACGGCACAACCTACGCCAACGTTGAAACCGACGATATGCTTGACCTGACCGTGGCTTCCGGCGTGGTACTAACCATTGACGCGGCAACCAAAGATAACACTCTTTACAAAATTGGCTATGTCGGTGGCAAGAGATATCTTGAACTGACTTGCACAGAAACCGGAACTATCGTGGCTCCACTGTCTATTGTGCTTATTAAGGGACATCCCGAAAACGCTCCTGTAGCGTAAACCCGGTCTTAAATGACTACTCGGCGGGGCCTTCTCCGGGCCTCGTCGGGGCAACCACGGAGAATGGAGGAATAAAATATGGCAGATACTACATACCAACCAAAAGTTTATAGAAAGCAGGGCGGCGATGTAATGGTTATTGCAGCCGGTGGGCAGATTCTTGTTGAACCGGGTGGAAGCGTAATGGGCGGCAATCCTACAGGGGCAGCCGATTATTTTGTTGACCTGAATGTTTCAGCAACAGGGGATGGATCAATTAACAGTCCCTTTGCTACTATTGCTGAGGCTATTACAGCTAGTAATACCAGCATTGGGCTTACCGCTAATCGGTGGTGGGCAAGACGTAACAGAATATTTGTTATGGGTGACGGTATTGATGAAGATTTGACCGTGCTTCCTGAAAAGTGCGACATTATAGGGTGTGGATCTGATCTGTTGCCCTTTCCTAGAATTATAGGGAATCATGCTTTTGCGGCAGCAGCGGTCGGAGTACGGTTCATTAACTTAGGATTTAATGCCAGCGCAACCGGGGACTTGATGTCTTTTGTGGCAGCTTGCCACGGACTGCAAATTCTCTATTGCTTTATGTATCCGGGGACTACATCCGCCAAGGCGCTTGAAATTACCGACTCAGCACACGTAAGGCTTATTGGTAATGAGATAACGGTAGGCGCTGGTAATATGGCTGCAATTTTTGGTGTCGGAATATCGATTGAAGGTAAGGACTCTATCCATGATACTGTTATTGCGGGGAATAGGATTACATCTACTGTTGGAGTTGCGGTTGCGGAAGCAACGGCAGCGGCGATGGGAAGCAGAATTGAGGATAATTATATCCGAGCTACAGGATTGACCATTGACGACAATTCAGATGATTTCCAAGTCATAAATAATATTCTGATTTCCGATGCAGCAAGTGATGGTTCGGGAAATGATGCGGTCGTAGACTGCAATATACAGCTTGCGGCTGGGAACCGTGTTACCAGTAGTGATCATGTTAATGCTCCATTCCCGATTCAAGGAACATTGGCCTAAAATGAGGATAGAACTATGACAAAAAAGAAAACTGAAAAGAATGAACATGAAGAGAAAAAGGAACAAATACCCGAGATAGTAGCTAAGCCTATTGTTGAGCATAATAAGGCGTGGCGGGTGGCAAACGGAATTCAGGAAAAGTAATAACATGGGGTGGCCTTTGACCACCCTACCCTCCCAAAAAGTGAAAGGGGGATAAGATGGCAGTTCAATCAATAGGCGCAATGAATAATAGGTTTATTGGCCTTTCAACTGATACGAAACCCACAGATATAAATGCCGGTGCGACTTTTTATGAATGTAATACTGGTTTTTTATTTATTTATAATGGCTACGCATGGGTTCCAAAGTCTTTCATGCCGGGAACCACAGTAAATTATA